CCATTGGCAAAGGTGATTTCAAATTTGTACAATGTGCCATACTGGCCATCGAATGATCCGTTGGCGGTTACATTGGTTACCGCACTTCTTTTTGTTTGTTCCATATTATTTTGTTTTTTAATGTGTAGTTTAACTGCTCTAAAATCTCAAATTGCTTTTCCATTGATAACCCGTTCCGTTTGAATTGAAATTTCCATGTCGTAACGGTGTTGTAATTGGTGTTTAATACCTCTGATAATTCTTTGTTTGATTTGCTGAATACTTCGTTTAACGCTTCGTGTGTTGTCATATTTGTTTACTTTCTTTTCCTAATTCAAAGGCCTCCCACAATGTCAATTCCTGGTTAAATGTGATACGCCATAAATCCATTAACTCCGATTCATAGTGCATCTCAATAATCTTGATGTGTTTGAAATGCTTGTTGGTTTCTAATACCTCACGCAACTTGTTAAGTTCGGGTGTCCAAATTAATAATGAGTTGTTCATTTCTTGCCCGTCTTAAACTGATACAATGTTTGGGTGTACTCATCAAAGTGTGGGATGTACTCATCCCGCTCAAACTCAAATGGCTTGGCCTCTGGTAATTTGTTAATGTCATTTTTGTACTGTCTCAACTTCCATCCAAGGAAGGAAACAACCACCGCAACGGGTGTAAGTAGAATGAAGTAAATTATATCCATGTTATTTGTCTTTTCAAAAATAGGTTAAATAATTTTAGATTCCAAATTAAATGCGTTGTAAAATAAAATCAAACGCATCGTGTAAAGTGACTGTGCGATAAATTTCCGCCATGCGATAAGCGTGTTCCCATGTCGGTGCATACCAAGTTTTGGTGTACAATTCTTTTCCTTGTTCTGTGCGATAAACACACTCGTAAATGTTAATTGTCATATCCATGTTATCTTAATTCAAATTGGTTGTACCCGCCATTCATAAACCATACGGCGTCACGCTTCAAGTTAAACGACATTAATGCGTCAGCACCATCGTTAAAAAAAATAGCAACCCACCATTTGCCTTCAACTGAAAATTGCAAATTGCGGTTGTCAATTAATTCAATGTTTTTTATTTCGTTTGTCATATCCATACCACGAATATACATCCATTCAATTGTAAATTCCAAATTACAAATAGAAAAAGATTAAAAAAAAGTGAGAATTAACCCACTTTCTTTGTGAATGACCTTATTTTTTTGTGAGTGACTTTAACATTGCAATCAACTTGGGGTGTGGGTACACATCCGCCTTGTCTGGTCTAACCGAATTGTGTGTAAATACACCTTCCGCACCCTTCAATGCCCGTTTGCTCACTTCCCAAATATCCTCATTGTATGTCAAATCAATGCCATACTTCGTATTCCAATGGATCAACAACTCCTTTACGGATTCGATTTGTGCATCCGTGTAGTTCTGCCATAACTTATAACCCTTGTATGGTTTATCCAACTCAATTACATCGTCCTTCTTGATTTCACCGCCTACATAATTATAATACTTACCACCTTTTTGTGTTAATGGGCCATAATTACAAATCTCAATACCAATGGATGAACGATCCAACGGAAGGTATGGCAACCCCTGGCTCATGAAATGCTTTGTACCTAACCCAAGGTGGTACGCCCAACACTCGCTTCCGAACCCTTGCACGATGGTTCCGTCATTACTGATGGACACGCAAGTTGCAACCTTGTTGGCTTGTGATTCCCAAAACTGAAACACTTGTTCGCCACTTGGTCCACCCGCCGTGTGGTGTAAATAGATTTGTTTCTTTTCAATCTTTTCGTAATTGTACGAACGGAAATGTACTTGTTTAGTTTTCATCTTTCTTGCTAAATTTATCTATTGATGTAAATCCCAATGTTAAAATCGTTACCCATTCAACCGCTTCCACTAATTCTTTGGATGGTGCAATCTCCTGCGGTGACATTGAATTGTGGGCCATTGTTCCAAATAGTACAAACGCCCCGATGATTCCAACGAAACGCTTTGAACTGAATTGACCTTGGTCACCTTTGAAAATCTCTAATATCTTTTTCATTATCCTTGGCCCCTACTGGCCTTTTTTGATTTGTGTTTGTTAATGTGCTTTGTGTGTCTGCCCAATTTGTTTTTGGGCTTTGCGCGGAATGTCGATGTATTGGTTGCCTTTGCCATTATTTTATTCCGTTTAATCGTAACATATTTTCAATTGATGCCGTGTCCATGTCCGCCATTGCCGTGTCGATACCCATGTACATCATGGTCTTTGCATACTTTTCCGCCTTGGCTTGTGCCTTGGCAACATCCGCTTTTAACGCTTCCTTTTCCGCAACCTTTGATTCAACCATCTTTGCATTCATCGTTTGAGCCATTTTGGTGACTTCTCCCGCACTTTCTACATTTTTTGATACCTTGCTAAGCAACGCATCTATTTCGTCGATTGTGGGGGTTTGTCTTGCGTTTGCAATTGTGAACACATAACCCGTCATAAATAGGGCGGTAAAAACTAATAATGCCGTTCTCATAGTTTTTTCATGGTTTGCATTATACGGATTTCAGTCATGGCAGATGCCAAACAAGAATCGGATCGTTTCAATGCGTAAGTTAATTTATCAATCTTGACATCCAACGCTTCAATCTTGAAATTGGCTTTTTCAATCTGTTCCTTATAGCCCGAACGAAGGTCCATATACAAATAAGACACAGCCAACAACATACAAAAAGAAACGGCCGCAATGGGATTTTTCTTAAATTGCTCAAACGAAACTGGCAACGCATTGGGTTTAACTTTTGGTGCGGTCATTATTCAGTAGGTGGGAATGGTGGTGTTACAACTTCAAATTCTGTGGGCGTTCCGAGTATTGGCGTTAATGATTCATCAAAAACAATGTACCAAAATTGCGGATCGTTCAATGATGCAAACTGATAATCAACCCAATTTTGTGTCACATCATCGGGGGCAACGGGAATACCATAGTAAGCGTCACACGCTTCACGGGCATTAATTGCTTCTTGTTCGGTGTTGTATTGGTAGCCGTTAATAAATGCCATAATAAGTATTTATGTTAGTATTTATCCCTGTCCTATTAGTTGATTGGCTTGATGAGTATAATATAAATTCTTGCATGTTTCCGAAACTTCCATAAGATGTCTGATACGCCAATAAATTTAATGTTTGACTAGATATATTTTGACTTACAGCGAATGTTGAATCTAAAGTGTTATTATCATAAAACAAAGTATCGCTTCCATTGTCTATTTGCGTAATTAATTTTTGAGATGTACTTAGTGGTATTGTCGTGTTATTTGTTACACCTGTATAATATGACCAATTACTTGACGCACTAAATAATTGATTGTAAGGTGAATTATCAAACGCGTATAATGTGTCTGTACCTCCCGAGTTTCCAGTTCTATTAAAAACAACACTTATAAAACATTCGTTATATGATATATTTGATGCTGTCAAAACTTTTAATGCAGGGGATTGAATAGATGGTTTTGAATTTAATGTTATAACACTACCACTACTTACTATTTGAGGTTGATTTACTGCCGTTGTTTGCGTAGCATTTATACCATTTCCACTTTGGTCATACCAAGTTGTGACAAATCCATTTGTGCCACTGCAAAAAGTAGTTAATGCAGATTCGTCAAGGTTGCCCAATGCGGTAAATCCAATGTTGCTTTCTGTATTGTCGCTTGACCTACGCACACGGATTGCATTGCCCGTGTAATCGGATTTTAACAAACGCACGGAATACGCTGCGGATGCGTTGGGATAAGTATCCAATAATCCCACATAAGGGGCAACCCCACTACTGGCAGTAAACCCGCCAACCCTTACACCAACACCAACGCCAAACATTATTCTCCGTACATTACAACCGATCCACTTGCCAAGGTGATTGAACTGATGTAACTACCATCGGCAACGGCAATGAATGTGCCTTGCTTTAATGTTACGCCACTCAATCCCAATGGTGTCATTAACGATGCACTTGCCTGGTCTAAAATTGCTGAAACAACGGCATCCGCGTTCACCACAAACCCACGGAATC